ATTCGAAATTTCCGAGGTAGATGATGGTCGCGTGTGCCGCCGGCCCGAAGGCCAGCAGCGCCACTGTCGCTAACCACAGAAAACAGCGCATCACGCGAAGCGAATAAGCGCGTTGGAGCTGTCGTTTGTCGGCATATTCAGCGTAACGGTACCCGCCGTAACCGTCTGCGACCCGAACGTGTAGACACCGAGGTTGCGGTTCGAGTCGGTCGTCGAGTAGATCATCACCGCGTCGAACGCAGTAGCCAGCGTCACGGTCGTGTACACGATCGCGGCACTCGGCGTCCAATACGCAGTGGTGCCGGTTAGCGAAGCGGTGTTGGCGTTGGTCACCGATACGCCGCCCGCGGTGTAGTTCGTACCCGACACTTCGCCCGTCGCCGTATACGCTGAGTTGCTGCCGTTGGTAGTTGCCGACGCGAGATACAGCGCCGCCTTGAGTGCTTTACCGTCGACGACGGCGCCGAGAGCGACCTGCTTCATCACGCCCGAGATTGCTTGAGTGTTTGCCATTTCTTGCTCCTTACGAAAGATTCGCCGTTTCGAGGGCGATTTCGCGCCCTTTCAGGGCGATATCAACATCTCGGCGAACCAGTTCGCCTTCGAGCCAGTACTCCGTTGCCGTGATGTGTGCCTGCGGCTCGTCGGACACAACCACTTTTTTCTCGAGGATAGAGGGGTCAACATACCCCTTTGTCGTATAAATCTGGTCCATTCTTCACCCGTAGTAGGTAATGTTGAGCGTCGCCGTCCCCGCTTGCGCGATGATGCTAACGTTGGACAGCTTTCCTTCGACCGCAAACGTACCTCCGGAAGCGACCGGATTACCGACAGAAGTCGTCGGAGCGGTACCGTCGGGGCGCCAACGGATCGCCGCCGTTTCGACGGCAATCTCGACAGTCGACGCGCCGCCGGGAATGGCCGCAAGCGTGTTCAGTGCCGTCGCAGTCGTGCCGACGGTCGTTTGCGCAAAGCCGACGCAAGTAAGCTGTGCCATGTGCTACTCCTGTTGGTTGGCCGTGGGTTTCGGCCCGGTTGAATTCGCCCGCAACTCCTGATCGACGGTAGTCGGATCGTCGGGTTTTTCTGGGGTCGCTCCCGCGGGAGCGGCAGCCTGCATCGCCATCATGCGCCGGACTTGGTCAATCTCGGCGTCAGACGGAACGATGTCGTCGATCGGAAACTCGAGCCCTTTACCGATTTCCCGCAGGATCACTGCGCGACGGTCAGGACCGATGAGCTGTGCGTCGATCGGATTGCTGATGATCTGCAGGAACTCGAGCCGGCGCTGATTGAGCAGCTCCTTGAGCATGAGCCCGCTTGCCCCGCGTGCGCGAATCTGCGCGTCACCCTTGATCGTCTGATCCTCGTCGTACAGCATGAGGAAGTAATACACCCGCTCCACTGTCGGGACGATCAGGTCCGTGTCGATGTTGTTCGCGACGTTTTTGATGCCCTTGTTCGCCGCGTTCATGAGCATCGACAGGCCCGCCGCGGTGCGCCCCGCCCCGCCGACTTGGCTGTCCCCCATCATGTACCGGGGGATTGACGTAACTTCGTCAGCGATCGTGGTGAACTTCTCGTAGACCCCGAGCAACTCCTGCGCGTTGCTCTGCGGCTGGAAAAACGCGATCGGTTGGCTTGAGTCATTCGCCATCGGATCATTTTTCGTTTGCCACAGCTTCCACGGGAACATGGAGGTGATGTTCTCGCCTTCGGCGAGTCGGTCTGTGTTGACTGTAACCTGCGGTCCGGACGCGATACCCATGTTGTTGACAAGCGCCCGCGCGGTTGCATTGCACACCGCGGAAACGTCCGTCATCAACTCCGCCGGCCCGATCCCCCAGAACGAGCCCGGCAACTTCTCCCAACTCGACACGGAGTACGGCGTACGTCCGAGCGGGTCGGTATTGAGCGTCGCCCGAATCACGTACGCTCCGATCACCCACACATTTGCGCGGTACTCGGCAACCGGATCGGGAACCTTTTCGGGTGCCATTCCCCACTCGAGCAACAGCTTCCCTTGTACGGAACCGTAGAACTCGAGTGCCTCTATCGGCGCAGCGGGGTCCGATGAGAGGTCTGTCAGGTTGCCGAGTGCTTGCTGCTCTTCCGAATCGACGGAGAGCCAATTCCTAAGTCCGCCGAGGCCATACTCTTCGAGAACTTTCTGAATCGCGGCGGAGTCGAACCCATCGACCCCGATCAGGGAGTACAGGTCTTCCCGCGACATTTTGTGCCGCTCGATAACGTACCCACGGTCCGGCCGACAGGTGTTGGGAGAAGGATAGAACGCGAGCGGGTTCACCCGCTCGAACTCGAACTTGTAGTCTGAAACCGGAACCGCCTGCCACGATCCGGGCTGCTGTGTGTTCGGGTCAACGCCTCGTTGCCACTTCAGCTGTACGCGTTTGCGTACGATCGGCCCTTTGAGGATGCACCCCTTGAAGGTCGTGATGTCGGAGAGGCATTCGTCCAGCGCGCGGTAGAACCCGCCTTCCGTCAGGATGTCGTCGATGCGCTGCTCCGCCCGCTCCGCCCGCTCCTTCGCCACCTTGTCAAGCTCGAGCCGAATCTGCTTGACAGTCCCTTCCCGCAGGGCGTCGATTTCTTCCGCCATCGGGGGCGGCGCCCCCTGCATGACGCCTTGGGCGATGACCTGCTGAACGAGCGCGTCGACGTTGCTGAGTTGGTCCGAGGGGACGTCCGGCTCCGGCGTTGGGACCACCGTAAACGGCCGCGACATCGTGAGGAATATGTCCTTCAGCCATGACTGCGCAGCGCGCATCTTCGTAGCCCCGACGCGCATGTAGATTTCCGAACCACCCGTCTTTCGTATCTCGGCGAGCTGGTCAGGGGCGTACTCTCCGTTGCGCATCCGCAACGCATTGAGCATGTCCGCTTCGTGAAGGCTCTTCGCTCGATCGGCGGCATCGAAACACTTGCGTACATACGTCGCAAGGTTCAGGATAACCGGCTCGTTCTGACGTGCCTCGGCAGCCTGCGCCGCCGCGTCGGCAGCCATCAGTTGTTCGTTGCTAAGGACTCGCAGGAGCCCGTTCTGAATGGCGGACATCGCGCTCGCGTAAGTGAGTACCAGCTCACAATACGCAACTCCCTGAACGATGTCAAGAAAAAGCCCGCGACACGCGCGGGCTCAAGGGAGAGACGGAGGAGAGAGTCCGTACAGACTACGAGGTATTCTGCGGTGCGTCAAGGGCTTCTACATACAGCCGCATGAGCTGGTGAGATATCTCCTGTATCGAGTATGCTTCGAACTCGTGGCTTGGCGTCTTTTCCCCCAAGCCCCGCGCGGCCTCTTGCCACACGTGCACAGCTTCGTGGACCAACAGAGCGGCAACATCGATCGGACTATAACCCTCGTGCGCGCCTAGGCAGACTACAGCAACCGTTGCTTTGCTGTTCGGATTGTCGAAAAAGTGCGTCGACGCATCGGCCGTTTTCGTAGTAAACGGGGGCCACTCGTCTCGACTGACCGCCAAGTGCTTGAGAATCCGCTCGAAGTGTTTCTGCGTAACGCACAACGCGAGGTACCCCGGTGCGCGCACCAATACGCGATCGGCCCACCCCTGTTTACCACCTAACTCCTTGAATTTACTCATTGTACCTCTTCAGCAGCGTCGATCGAACCTGTGACACCCGCCCTTCGCTGTACCCCAACGCCCGGGCCGTTTCCACCGAGCCTATCCGCATGAGGGACTCGGCGATGCGTTTCGCCTGCGGCGAGGGGAGGGCGTCGTATGCCCGCTGGAGGGACTCGTTGAGCGTAACCCACGCCTCGGGGGTTTCGTAGTGCGGGGTATCCCGCACTTCCTCCTCAGCTACGACCGGCAGCCCTTTGTACCTCCGCCGCTCGTACCGCAGCGCGTCCCGCATTCCCGAGTACGCCCGCAGCGACATCTCTTTTTCGGTCATCTCGGCGTACCTCGAGCTGCGCAAGACCGCCTCGCACCCGATCTGAAACCAGTCGTCCTCCGTGTGCATGCTCCACGGCGCCCAGTACGCCATGCGTTTCGCCCACCGACGGACGCCTTTCAGGTCCACCCTTTTGCCGACGGGATAATTACCGGCAGGGCCTTGCGCGCCCCCATCCCCGTAGTCGGCGACCCGACGAAGTGCGTCGCGAGGTACTGGCAGGCGTCATGGACGTGGGAGGCGAAGTTCTTCGCCGGCTTCTCGGTCGGCTCGTCGTCCTTCTTCTTGTCATACCGGTACGCATGTTCGAACCCCTTCACGAGCACCGGTGCCGCGCCCCCGTCGATCAAAAACCCCGCCCCACCGTTGACCGACCGCCCGAGCAGGCTTTCCACGGCGGAAATCCGCAGCTCGGTCTTGTTCGTCGACGCCAGTCGGCACTTGAGCCCGGCCTTCGTCACGATCTGGAACACCGTCTCTTCCGTCGGCTGGCTACGCTGCGCGGCAGCCGGATCGACGATCACGAGCGGCTTCGCTCCCGGGTACTTGTTCTTGAGATGGGGGAGCAGTCTGTCGCGGAGGAACCGCTCCATCCCCATCTTCTCGTCCGCCGGCGTCACCACCTCCGAGAGTATGCACACCCGCCCGGTCGGCAGCTGCTGCCCGATCACCGCCGCCGGCGTCAGCCCGGCGTCGAGCCCCACCACGATCGGTGTGTTGTCCGAGTGGATCGTCTTGAGGGGGGCCGTCGAGACATGGAATGATTTCACGAACGTGTGCCGATACACCGGCAACCCCGCCTGCGACGTGCCGTACTGGGCGTCGATCATCACCCGGACGTACTCGTCCGACAAACCGGTCGGATCGTAGTAGCCGGGGGGCAGGTTCTCCACGTTTTCGGCCAGCGGGTCGCGCCCACCGGGTTGCTTGAACACGGCCCAGTTGTTGTCGATGAGCCGCTCGGCCATGTTGTACAGCCACGTATCCACCGCGGGCATGTTCGAATCGGCAATGATGCACTTGTACGTCGGTCCCGGCCCGCCTTTCTTCGACGGATACCGCCCGATACGCTTCGTCATGCCTTCGAAGATGTCCTGATCGATTTCCCGGAACTCGTTGAACCACGCCGTCGTCGTTTCGAGCGACAAGAGCTTCGC